ACTTGGTGATAACTGTTGCCACGGGGTAATCCACGGGCGTTCGCTTGACATGCGACGGTCATCAAATACGGGTCCGACGATACCAAATACGGTTTGGTCTAGGTCGTACCATTCAACACATTCCCAAAGGTCACGGTAGTCGTCTTTGTGGATTGGTCCACCTACTTCTTGGCGTGATTGTGGATAAACACGCCGCAAAAATTCGGCTGAGTGACGGGTAACGAACGCTACATATTCGGGTTGTCGTAGTTCTTCGTTGGCTGTCGGCTCAATATAGGTGCCGAGTGGGTCACGGATTTCAATACGGGGGATGCCTGCATTGAAGTCAGGGATAACAACAAGACTGCAAGTGTGGTATGCGGCTAGTTGGCGGTAGTAACGACGACGACCAAGGTTCCATTTAGAGTTGCTGTAGGTTGCTGCAACAATCTTTCTTCGTTTATCAGCATATTCACGGGACCTGCGACCGTTATCTTTCATGGGGTCAATGGCAGGAAACACGTTGTTTGGGCGTACCGAAGCGGCTCGCATAGCCATATTGTCTACGGCTTCAGCAATAAGTGCTGGTGTTAGGGGTGGGAGGTTTGGTTCTTTGTCAATGTCGGGCATTGGAAGAATCCAATCGCCGTCATAACGATCAAGAATATCCTTCATACGGTTAAGTACAGGACCTTGCATTGTTTGCAAGTCCTTTACTATGCGTGTTATTTCATCGAATGTTCTCAAACTTTTGCTCCTAGTGGAATTACTAACCCTGTTCTGGTACCTGACCAGGGTATTCCTTTGACTCTCCACGTTTCATTCGTATTAGTTTCTATGGGTTGTTTCCATCTTTGTCGCCAAAGAATCCATACAAACCATAGTGCCATTACTCTGTCTTGCCTAAGTTTACTACCTCTAGCACCTGGCCTCCATGCCTTTAGTTGCCTACATAGTTCCCCTATTTCGGTTCTAGTATAGTCATCTCCTGCCCATGGTAACACAATTTCTTGTCGCATGAATGATTCGCACATAGATGCTACACCTACTGACTCATCATATTTGTTCCAGCCAGTAATATGTTCTCGCATTGCGAACCCGTAGTGTTGTTGCATTTCTAGCAATCTTTCATCTCTTGCTAGGCCGGCTTGGAAGTTTTTAGTTTCGATTACTACGTCTGTTACTCGTCCTGTTAGGTTGCAGGACTGGATGACGCTATCTAAAGCTTGCATGATTTGTTCGTTGCGTCGGAATCCTACATCTTCACGGATACGACGAACAATAAGTTTACCTTCGGGGGATACTTCGCAGGCTATCACACAGTTTTGTGACCCAAGTGCGGGGTCTAAGCCTACATAAACGATGTTGTCGGTAGGTATTTCATGCTTTAAAGAGATCAGAGGGTTCAAACATTCGTCAACCATTTCATCTGTGAAGGTTCGGTTGCTGTTTGATGACCCTGGGGATTGCATATAGTTGCGATCCCAAGCTTCTTGACCTACTTTGCGTCGCTGACGATCCAACATGTCTAGTGTGTAGCGTTCGGGCCATAGCGGTTTTTGTTCACCAGTCTCAAAATCGGTGATGATTGCTTTAAACTTGATGACTTTGAGGATGCCTTGTAGGTCTGTGTCGTCGGCTAGGCGACTGTAGATATCATCTTCACCCACACGAGTGCCAGCAATGGTGGTAATACCGTGTTCACCTGGGCGTGTGAGTGCGTCCTGTCGGAACCATTCTTCAATCTTGTTGGTTTGAGTGTACGTTTTGACGGATTGAATGTCGTCAACATGAAGATGGTCGGTACGGGTTGAAACAATTGATGATCCAACACCAAGAGCCATCATCGTATAGTCACGCTCGTCATGATGTGACTTCTTATAAACGTTGAAGTGGTCCGCACCCCACGGTTGAGCCACTTTGCCTTGCCCCAAACCTACTGGTGGGCGAAATGGGCCCCATCGTTCCACATATTTAGGAAACGGACCGCCTGGTTCCATACGGTTTTTAATACGACCAATGATCTTTCGGGCGATTGACTGGTTTTCTGAAGCTACTGTCTGCCTACGGTTGGGATGTAAAGCAACCATTTCGGACACATAGTTCTCATATGTGGTCGTTTTACCATGTTCCGGTGGCCAGAGTGCCATCAGAATATTACCTGGTGGTAGATTTTCTAGTTCTTGTAGGAATACGAGTTGAAACCACGCATATTCCATATCAAAGTATTCTTTAGCAAAAGAAGCGTGAGTACCGTTGTACTCACCTTCTTCTTGTGCCTCGTTTGCACGGATACGGTCTACTTCAGCAGCAAACTTCTTATCTCGTTTACGCCACTGGCGGTATGCCTCATATCCGACACCAACTATTTTTAAAGCTTCTTGTAAAGGAACATTTGCTTGCGTTAGTTGCAAGAATTGTTGCTGTCGCTGTACTGCACGTGAGTGGTGTGCGTTAGCGGCTAAAGCTTTTTTGATGGTTGGTTCATTCAGGTGTTTCAATATTATCCACTACGTCAGTGTTGGCGGTTTCTTCCGCTGGTACTAACTGTTGTAGAACGGTCTGCAAGATTGCGATTTGCTGTGCTTGCATTGCGATTTGTGTTGATAGGTTTTCGATGACTTTGTTGAAGTCGATTTGGTTGTTCATTTTCCCCTCCTAGGGTGTGTCAGATAATTGTACTGTATCAGATAGTTCAACCATGTCCCATTGACATGTTGTTTCGTTCAAAACCCATTCGTGTTCTTCAGGTTTGGGTGGGATGAAAGCGTCACGGGTTTCATCGTAAGTGTAGCCAATACCAGCGTAGTTATAGCGCACTGGTGTTTTGCCAGTGAGGTGTTCGCCACCAATAGTGTTGACTGATGTTTGAATCCATCTTCCACCAATGTTGTCTAGCAACCATTGGTAGCCTTCATCGGGTTCATCATTATTACCTACTGTTACATTAATAACAATATTGTTTTCATCTATTTGTGCCCAGTGACTCATGTCAACCACCTTATAAAAAATATACCGCCTCTACCAGTACTACCCGTCTGACCGCTTCCTCCACCGCCTCCTCCTCCAGAACCATATGCAGAAGAGGTAGACCCCCAGTTTGTAGTGGTGCCGCCCGCACCACCTACACCAACAGAAAATGTTGATGCTATTGATGAAGTGTATGATCCTCCACCTCCACCAGCGGTAGAAGTTACTGCCGCAGTACCAGCACCTCCACTTCCAGCACCTCCACCACCCGCTCTAGCCATACCACTTAAAGGAGTAGTGGTGCCGCCCGCACCACCTGAAAAATAATTGTTAGTACGACCTGCACCACCAAAAGTACCCGTGCTACCACTACCACCAGCACGACCTGGACTACCACCACTAGGTCCTAGTACCTGTGCAAAATAACCGCCACCACCGCTTGTACCGCCAACTGATCCTGTAAGACCTATATAGGCAGTAGCAGAAGCTGCGCCTAAACTACCCGTGCCGCCTGCACCACCTGCACCAACAGTAATCGCAAAACTATTTGTAAAGCCAGGAGCTGTAGAAACAAAAAGAGTATTTCCGTCTGCGTAGTTGCCTCCTGCTCCACCACCACCACCACCACGAGTGTTGTAACCACTAGCGTTTCGCCCACCTCCGCCTCCGCCTGAACCACCACTTATATAAAAAAATTCAATAGTTTTGCTACCAGTTAAAACAGTAAAAGTACCGTTAGCAGTAAAATAGACACCCGTATAGCCTGCACCAGGGCTATAAACAGTACCACCCGAAGTTGTAAAAGGTATTACGCCTTTGATACTTCCAATTACACCAGCAAGCACACCAGTCATCAGGTCAAACCGTTCCCGCTAATAAACCACTCTGTTGAAGTAACCTTGACCGCAGTAGCCATACCAAACGGTGCAAGAGTTCTAGAACCATTTGTTCCAACGCCAGCAAGAAACAAATAATTAACAGTAGGTGAAGAAGATATTGCAATAGTTACCGTCACTCCTGAACCAGCAATAAACACAATAGTTGTACCAATTGGCATGTTAGTGGTTCCACTTGAAGGAATAGTTACTGTGCGGTTTGCGGTAGAGTAAATATGTTTTCCAGCATCAGCAGCAACTAGTGTATAAGCACCTGTCGTTGCAGCGGTTGTATGAGGCAGTCCCATGTAACCGACACCTGTAGCACCAGTTGTAGTTGTTCCATCAGTAGCACTTCCGTTAAATGAGGTGGCAGTTAAAGGAGTAGTAACAGTAAGAAGATTGTTTGTTGCAACAAGACTTGACCATTGTGCAGAAATAGCATTATTCGTAAACTGAAGGATTCCTTGTGCGTCTGTGGGGTCTGCCCTAATGCCGACGCCACGACCTGCTGCAATACTTGTGGTCGCGAGTAATTCTCCACTCAATGATGCCGTACCGTTACCAACAACAAGAGTGTCACTATTTAATGCTCCAATACGAACTGCCCCTGCTGTACTTGTACGCAAATACATTGAGGTATCACCACTACTGTTACTCACCAACAAATAACCCTTATCGCCTATAACTCCACCAAAGTTTGCATAAGCAGTTGAGTCGCCAAGAGTAAAAGCAGTAGAAGTCGGACCATCAACAGTCAACGAACTTAGAGTACCAACAGAAGTGATTGCTGTTTGAGCCGCACCAGTAACAGTTGCAGCAGTACCAGTGGTGTTTTGGTTAAGGGTAGGAATATCATTAGCAACAATTGCTCTAAACGTAGGAACACCAGCAGAACCATTAGGGGCCGCTAAGACATAGTTAGCAGTCTTGGATGCGTATGGGTTTTGTGTGTCACCATAACCACTTGCTAAAGCAACTGTTGCTGACGAACCTTCACTAGGGGTATGTGCAATAGATACAGGACTCGTGCCTGATATCCCTGCCATATAGTTACCAGTAGTATCAGTTCCCAGATCAATAGCATCGTTTACCCATGCTGACCCATTCCATTTAAGGAAGTCTCCTGATGAAGGGGAGGGCGCAGTTACATCTGTAAGACCATCCAGTGGCACAACTGGACCAGCAGGACCAGTAGCACCAGTAGCACCTGTAGGACCAAGTTGGGTATACATTACTTGAACCGCAGTCAAAATAATTGACGGAGCAGCAGGAGAAACCGGCGAAGTACCCGCAGGCAAAGATTCAATAGTTAAATCAGTACTTGAACCCGACCACCAAACTTCTACATAATCAGTAGCAATTGCTGTTGCCACATAATTAATAGTGGCCACTTGACGATTAGGATTTCCAGCACCTTTTCTTGGCGATAAATCTAACTCGGTTGCTGAGTCAGGATAATCAGCACCATTTTTACGCACCCAAAAAATAGCTTTTTCAACACTGTTCGCTAAGTTAGTTATTTGAATACTAAAAGTTAAACTGTATGTTCCAGCATTAGCAAAAGTAACTCTCGAACCTGATGCAATAGAAACACCGTTTGCTTCTGCTGTAGTATTTAAACCAACAACTTGTGCTGTCGCTGCATTAGATAATGGTTGATCGGTCGTATCATAAAACGAACCATAATATCCGAGTGCTCCACCAGCTCCCGTTGCTCCTGTCGGACCAGTAGGACCTGTTGATCCTGTTAAACCTATAGGCCCTATTGGTCCTGTTGCTCCCGTTGCTCCCGTAAGACCCGTAGGACCAGTATCGCCAGTGATACCTTGGATACCTTGAATACCCTGAATGCCTTGTGCGCCGAGATCTCCTGTCCGTGAAAACGAAAGCATCATAAACGAGCCATCTAAGGGAGTCATATACGAATTTGAGCCACCAACAAAACTAACAGGAATCTTGTAATAACCAACCGCCGTGACCACACTGCCAGTCACATTAAAAATGTCTACCTGATTGATCGTGTTGCCTATTATTGTCAACTGTCCTTTGACGCTTGACGTTGAATCATCAAACGACAAGATCCAATCATTCATAGAATTACCAAGGTTGTCATTGGTGTCAATGTATATAAAAGTCGTATTAATCCCCACGTCCGCGTTATACCTAAATTTTCCAGCGCCTGGGTCCGAATCGGCAATTATCGCACTAAAAGTGTATCGCACCCCGCCTTTATTACCCTGCGATCCAGTTGCGCCTTGACTACCAGTAGCACCAATAGTCCATGAAGCAAAAGTTCCCGAACCACTTGTCGCATCTACCGTCATGGTCATAGTCGTGCCACTTATTGACACGATGCCTTCCATGTAGTTACTTGGGGTAACGCCAGTAGCGCGAACTCTTTGTCCTGTAGCAAATGCGCTTCCTGCGGTGATCGTAAAGACCTTCGAACCAATACCGATCGTGACTGACGTTGCTGAAGTAACTCCGCCATAGCCAGAGCCTTGAGGACCAGTAGCGCCAGTAGCGCCTGTAGCACCAACAGGAATAGTAAAGTTAAAAACTGCTGCCGAACTTGTACCAGCATTTGTTACTGATGCAGATGTTCCAACAGATCCAGTTGTAGTTGTACCAGCCGCTATTGTTGCTGCGGTACCCGTAGCACCAGTTGCGCCCGTAGCACCCGTAGCACCGACAACACCTTCAGGGACAGTAAAATCAAAAATTGCGGCAGAGGACGAACCTGAATTCGTCACTACTGCCGCTGTACCAGGAGCGCCAGTCGTCGTCGCCCCGACAGCGACCGTGGCAGCAGTCCCAGTAACACCCTGGATACCTTGAATACCTTGGATACCTTGGATACCTTGGATGCCCGTTAATCCACGTGAGCCTTGCTCAATAACAATGGTGGCATCGGAACCGATAACAGTAGACGAGTTGCCGTTAACATCACTAGTTGTATAAACAATAGTGGTGTCGTCGTCTACAGGTTTAACAGTAGTTGAATCATGCACGACTAATGTCAGCCTCTACTTCAGCTTCACCTTCAAAACGAGTGTGCACAGACCCGTCAGAATATGTGCGTTGCACATCATAAAAATAGACACCCACCGGAAGTGCAGCAGTCTGGGTGGCAGTCAAACTAAACTCCCACACACCAGTGGCCGCACTAATAATCGTAGTAGTAAAAGTAGCTACAACTGTGGTTGCTTCGGAATCTTCACGGATCTGAATTAGAAACGTATTGCCTGCAAGATTAGAAAGAGTACCGTCATCATCATATTCGGTAACAGTATGCGTATAGGTATCGCCACGACGGATACGAATCTTTCTTTTCGGGACACGAGCCATAGCTACCTAACTTTCAAATCGATCCCCACACCACGGACAATATACCACACCAAGAACACAATCCATCAACCTAGCATGAACCTCAGCCGCATCAGCGTCATGTTCTCGTTTACTCCGTTTAAAAGTAAAAGGCGAAGCCCATCTCCCTTCAAGATACGCAACCAAACAAATATCTTCAAAAATGATGGCAGAAGAAGTGGAAGATGACATACCCATATGATACCATCTCCCACAGGAAGCGTCTATAAAGAAAATTTTTTGTAGATGCACCATCAAGCTTACGCTCACAACTGATCACCGACAAGAAGCAGAAGAGGCTTCTAACAGACCCGCCCCCTTGCAAAGGGATAGAGGATGACACACCGAGAGGTGGGTAGACCCTCGCACTTGATGTGAGGGAGCAGCGTCCAAACGTCACAAATGAATCTGGTTCTCCGTCCTGCAACACCGGCCACCACAACAGATATGTTGAAACGGTGGGGGGATAACCTACAACTAGAGTCACCCGTCTTTAAATAGTGAAACAATGTCACTGTCACAGAAATACCAAAATAGACAGGACGTTATATATGTGATGGGGGTGCTGGCACATCTGCTTATGAGATTCAAGTGCGCTCAACCCCCCGCAAGAAGGGCACTTGCCAAGGGGCTTTCGCTTGTGGTTTAAATTTCTCGGACGGGGCTGTGCACACAGTGCTTACGATAGACACACCCGAGACACGTCACTAGGGGATGCAGGCACACATGACACACACCAAACGATGCTCTCTTGCCAACGTACCAGCATCACACAGCACATGACTGTCTGTTGGTGGTGTGTGAGCAGGCGTGTTGTGTTTGCTTCATTGTTGTTCTGTACGCTTGCGTGTGTGGTGTGTGTACCCTAGGGATTGCGCTCCCTTCGGTCGCTTGTTGGCTCACTTCGTTCGCTTGTTTGTCGCTCATTTCATTCGCTTTGTTGTTTTGCGTGGACTTGTGAGGTCACGCTTTCTTACGGCTCTCCGAGCCTTTTTTTCTTTTTTTTTGCGCTCACTGCGTTCGCCAAA